GCCATTAAACTATCTCCCTATAACCCTCCAGTATTGATCTAATATGATTAGGCAGCTTATCGGGAGGAAATGTTTGAATAATATTAGCGTTAACCGCTTTATTCGATATATACTGTTCTTTCTGAAAGTACTCAAGTAACAGCAAAGCTGCTAATTTAATATCGGCTGGTGTATTTAGAAATCCCGCTCTATATGCCACTCTCAAACTCTTATGTTTAATTGTTGTAGCATAAAACTTAAGCCCATCACCAGTAGTAATTGAACCTTCATCTAAATCGACAAAAAAGTCTGTATTCTCAACCAGCGCAGTATATGTAACGCCGCCATCTGTAGAATAAGAGACAGTAGGCGCCGGCGACCCGAGCACGGGAAACTCATTTAATACTACTTCCGTATCATTAGAGTTAAAATATTCCGTTAACCCGGGACTGCCGTACCCATCTATAAAGGTTTTATGACAGTATTGTTTTACATACCTGGAAACCATTGGTAGTAATGCATCAATATCTTTATCTTTATTATTGCTATTAACACCTTTCCAGTCTTTATAATCAGTTCTACTAATTAGATCTGCCATTTTATTCCTTAAAAATTAGAGTGGGCCGAAGCCCACCCTATATTATATTATACCCAGTAACCGCCTGTTACGCCTTCGTTAGCAATAATCTGTCCAAATGCTGCACGACGGGTCGCAATTAGCATGTTAGTCTGGTCTTCAACGCTCTTATCACGCTCAAGCATCATACCACGTAACTCACCAATCATAAAGTTCTGGCGGTATACGCATACTGAATTACATACGGTAGTTGCTTTAGTAGAAAACTCACCAGAAGCAATAACCTGAGAACCGTTAACCATACCTAAGGTACCCTTAAGAATTGTTGCGTTCTCGGAACCAATAACATCCGGAGTACGGAAATCAGGATCCTCTAGAAGATCGTAGTATGCATCGTAAGATACAATATAAACTACATCATTAGGGTTAAGTCCTCGTGCACCAAGACCCTTACGCATTGTCTGTAGAGTTGCTACAGTCATCTTAGTAATACTACCAACATTACCTGCGGTTGCAGGTGATCCTGCTAGGTTAACAAGACCCGAAATAGGATCATGAGTAGCTAATAGCGCAGTTTCTGTTGCGGTACCTCTTAATAGTGCGATATCCCAGGAACGAGCCATACGGCGAGCTACTGCTTCACGGATGATAGGAAGTAGAGGAATAATTGAATCTTCTTCTTCTTCGTAACCTATAAACTCTTTTGCTGCAAGCTTGTGAGCAATAAGAGTGATATCTGTGATTGCGTGGTCTACGTTACTACCAGTAGAGGATGGAGAACCTGATAAAGGTCCTGCAGTACTACGGTAATTTCCTACTGGAATCCATTGACCTGCTCCTGCTTCTGGGTTTACTGGCATACGGAATACTGGTGTAGGCATCTGAATTAGACGAGTACCGTCTCCAGATAGTGCATCCGCAACAATTAGTCTATTGCGATAATCTGCTAATAGGGAAGTAGATAACTCCTGTTCCCATAGAAGATCACCACCATCGTCATCAGCTGTTGCTGGAATGTGCTCACCTCCAGACTTTTCGATAAGTTCCTTACCGCTTTTAGTATCTTGAGTTTGACGCCCTAGGCACTTAGCAAGCAATGCGGCATTAATTTTATCTTCAAGCTCAATCTTATTACCGTCGCCTTCCCAAAGCATTTTACTCTTGCGGAAAGCCTCAATTTCTTCAGACTTGTCGGTAATCTCTCCGCGTAGATCTTCGACTGTCTTCATAAGATCAGCGATTTCTGCCTGCTTTCCTTCTTCATCTAAAGTTCTAGATGCTTCAATAGCAGCGAATCTTGCTTCGATGGTTTCTAGTAAGGCTTCTGTGCCTTCCTTTTTAACTTCTATAGTCATTTTTGTTCCCTCTGGTGCCGGAGTTACCTCTGGCTTATTTGCTTTAGTGGAAATTTCTTTTAGTTGATTTGTTAATTCTACATTCTGCTCCGCTAGTTCTGCTAACTTCGCTAGGATTTCCTCGTTATTTTCAGAGGCTTTAGTTGAAACATTTTTCCCTTCAGCCTCTTTGTTAGTGAACTGCTTTTTAAATTCTTCATAATCTTCACCGTTGTCTTCAACAGACTTTTTAACAGAAAATGTAGAATCTGCATTAGCAGGAACACTCACAACACTAATCTCCATTAATTCTAAATCTTTAATGTAGAATATGTCTTTATCTCTATCCCATTCTCCATCTTTAAGTTGAAAACCGATAGAAAATGTGGTAAGAATACCTTCTTTTACCAGATCATATACATCCCCAGCAGCCTTAGAAATAGTTGCTGTTATCTTAAGACCCTTATTATTGACTGTAGACTTTGAAACCTTGCCAATAGGTCTGGAATGATTATGAAAAGCAAGTAGTATAGGATTCTTTTCAAAGTTATCTAATCCACCCTTTTCCCAAGCCTCTCTAAGTACTATGTCTCCGACTCTATCCTTCTTAATGGTATTCGCATACCCTTCGATGGTAAGTTCTTCAGAGCCTTCCTCAGCTTCTTTTAAGGTAAAGTTGGATACTAACCTAATTTGTTTTTCGTACACTTAATCCTCCTTCTTTGGGGGAGCACCGCCTTGACCTGCGTCTTGTGCGCTTCCCGCAATATTAGCTGGTAATACTAAATCATCAGCAAATTCGTCAGTAGCTTTAGCCATTCTTAGTGCCTCTCTAGCTTCATTTCTAGTCATAATACCAGCATTAACTAAAGTAGCGTAGTAATTTGCTTCATCTGCTAATTCTGGTCTTAAAGCTACAATATTCTGCTTGATTGGTTTTAAGTCGTAGCCAAAGAAATTTTCTAATTCACTTAAGTATTTACCGTATAAAGGTAGTACAGTAGTTAAATAGAAAAGTCTTAAGTTAGGGGCAATGTTTGCATTATTACCACCATCTAATAATATTGGTGGTACACCTAACGCCTTTAAAATCTTATTTTCATTGTTACTAATAGATTGTTCAAAGTCTAGTTCTTTAAAATTAGACTGCCCTAGTCTATCAATTTTAAAATCCCCATCTAAAATAATAGGCTTTCTTCCGCCTACAGCTGGATTATATTGCTGCATCCACTTCTTAATCAATCTGTCCTTGATTCTATCAGATAGTGTATTAGGGGTAGAAAGTACTAATCCCAGCACAGTCCCTTTACTGAAAAAATTACTTTGAAAAGTATTCATATTATCTAATTTATTAATAGTATTGATAGCAGAAGATACTCTAGATGCACCTCTAAATATGCTTTCGTAGTTTGTATCTCTTATATGAATAATCTCTTCAGGCTTAAATTTTTGATTTCCGTATTTATAGTGGTCAATAAAGGTTTTCTTACTATGTATTGTCTCAACTTCCTTTGCGGGTAAGTGATATAGATATGCCCCGTCCCACAGGATAAATGCATTACCTTCTAAAACTAAGTCTAAAAAGACATTTTGCTTGAGATAACCTGCATTATAGAATGGATTAGGCTGATGATTAAGTAGTATACCTAATTTCTTTTGTCTAATACTAGTGATCTTAGATACGCCCTTTAATTGGTCGGTTATATCTGTTTCTATACTAGAACAGGAGTCTACTATTAACGCCACTCCTCTATTAGCTACTTCATAGTTCTTCCAAACCCCTTTATTGGTTCGGGTTCTTACACTTGTGGTGGATTGCTCCCCCTGGTCTGCCACTATTTCGGACTGGGCGGGATTTAGCTTTTCAGCTAACCATTCTCTCAAATTGCCCATGTATAACTCCTAAATTATGTTAAGTCAGCAGTATCTAGTAATGGGATGTAGCCAACTACTAACCCATTCTCATTGTATACTGGAATTGTTCCAATCCAAGCTGCTGCTACAGCGCCTGGTGATCCCGCTAATGGGGATCCTGTTCCGGCTGTATTACCTGTAGGTGAGCCTTGTCCAGTACTACCTGTTACATTTAACTCGACGCTTACTGCGTCTTTCAGTAACAACATCTTATCAGCAGACTTGCTCTGTAATTTGGTTTCGGCCATTAATTGTCTCCTTTATGTTTTGATCGTTGAATATCACACCATCTCTTCTGCTTCATCGCAGTTATTAATGGTGGTACTTTACCATATATTTTATGTAATCGCTCCATATGGTGGAACTCACACAAAGTAACAGTTTCTGTATAAATCTCATCCTCATGAGTTAATTTAAACTGTTCTCTATATTCAATAATATCTTCAATAGTTTTAATTACAATACTATTTTCTTTCTTCCATTTATTCCATAGTAATGTCATGGAGTAAAAGTGATGAAATTGTAAGCTTTCTGTACTGTCACAAATAAAGCAGGTATCTGCTTTTTTATAAGAACTTTTTGAAAGGTCTCTTACATATTTTATCTCGTCTCGCTTTAAATCCATTTTCAATATCCTACTCTATATTATAACCAAAAATTAATAAAATGTCAAGTACTTTTTTCCATTTTAAATCCTAATATCTACTTAAGTATGTTTATAATAGGTACTAGATTTACATCTTGTGTAAAGTAAGTGTAAGCACCTAAACCAATTAAGAATATAATTAGGAACAAGACTGCATGGGCGGATTTAGTTAAGAACTTTTCTAAAATTCTTCTCTTTAATCTATCCATTCGCTTCTCAGATTCCATCCGATTCTCTGCCCACTTATGCGTTGCTGCGTGTGCGCCTTGAGTTAAATTACTTAAATCAATAGTAGTTGTACGTATAGTTTTTTCAAGTTCACTTATTGATCTTATAACAGCTTCTACTTGTTCCTTTCTTTCTATTTTATCTTCTCTTAAGCATTTAATTACTTTCTCTATAGAGTCTAATTTAACTCCTATAGCGGAAACTTTACCTCGAATATCAAAGTGTTGCTCTTTCTCTTCATCTAGCTTATTAAAAATAGCAGTCTGTCTATCATGAAGCGTTTCTACAGATCCTTCTAGTCTACCTAGATCCACCAATACCTTATCAATTATTTCATCGTCGTATCTTGCTGGGTGGGGCTCCATTATTTCTCCTTACGGGTCTAAACTAGTAGCTATATAACCTGATACCACTGCGGCGGCCTCAAGTGGTTTATTTAATCTGTAGGTACCTGGAGAAGTTATAGTTTTCGTCACCTCAGATGGACTACCTACAAATTGTACTTGTGTACCATCTACATCTACGTTGACCCAAGTAGCTCCTGCGTCTGGGGTTATTTGTAAATCAACAGTTTCTGCGGCTGCTAAACCAGTAACTATAACAGTAGCTGGGTTATTTTCAGATACATTAAATGGATCACCCGCTACTGCTACTAAAGGACTTCCTGCTGGAGATCCATATAATACTCTTATTGCCATTGTTACTCCTTACCCAAATAGGGTGTCGGCTACTGCTAGTACAATGAAGCCAGCTACAATACCAAGTATAATTAGTGACTTTTTATCCATACTTTTAATCTTCGTCATTAGTTGGTCGAACATATTCGATTACCTCCAATTGCTCTTCAGCTATTTGTTTTAAGAATTCTAATACTGAAGCTGCGTTCTGCATTTCGCTTACAGGTATACTGGAACTTTGTATTAGGTTGTGGGCGTAAACCGCCAAATCTTTCTGTTTAATTAAAAAAATGTTTTCTTCCATGATTTATTCTCCTTATGCGAGCCACATTAATAGGCCCATGTCAAACATAACAATTCCAAGCACTGCACCGTAAGCAAGTTCAGCATTTGCAATATAGTCTCCTTGTGTCATACGTTTTGCTATCAAATAGCACGGTGCCATTAGCGCCCCAAAGGGTGCTAAAACCAACGCTGCTGGATTGACTAATGCAGCGACACAAGCTGTGGGTACTGTAAAGTGTAACCCTCGTAAACTGAGAGACAAGTAGTCATTCAATTTAAGTTTATCAATCCATCTTACTTCTGGTTCTGTATTAGGTTTATCTTCCAGGTCAAAGTATTGACCCCAACCCATTGAGAAACCCGGCCATACTAGTAGTGCTGCGATAGCCACTCCATGCCATAATGAGGCAATCATAGCGGGTGCAGCTAATACAACACTGATAACAATTCGTTGTATAAAGCTGCTCCACCCGAGTGGGTTGTGTGGGGCGTCCCCTGAACCGCGCCAGCGATTAAGCCATCCGCAAAAGGTCCCCCATATAAGTGCTTCTATCATTATGATAGGGTT